ACTTGGACTGCGCATCTCCCGCATCCGGGTCTGAGAATGTCCATGAGAAGGCATTGCCGACATCAACAGCAATCGTCTCCCCGCCGTTCGGTGCGACAACCGTCGGAGCGTTCGGTGGCACGTTCATGTCGTAACGGTAAACCGAGTCAGTGGCGTAGCCCATCACAAACATCTTCGTGCCATCGCCGGAGAACGTGACGCCGAGCGGGGAGGTGTCCTGCGCCGACACATCCTTGGTCGAGACGTAAGCAGCAGTTGTAATATCCCACGCTGTGGACAGGTCGTAACGGTAAACCGAGTCGTTGGCGCCGACGACGACGAACATCTTGGTGCCGTCACCGGAGAACGTAACACCATATGGGTAGGTGTCCTGCGCCGACACGTCTTTCGTAGAGACGTAAGTAGCGTTAGCGATATCCCACGCCATCGTCAGGCCTCCTGTGTCGCGAGAGCTTGACCGACGTCAGCCAACGACCCCAACGGGCCAGATATCTTCGTCCAGCCGCCATCAATCATCGCAACCAGATGGACGGTAGTCTGATCCTTATCGGACACGCCGAGCGATACCGAAGGAGCAGAAGCAGGGTCGGTCACAATCACAAGACGCTCCTTCAAGTCGGTCAACTCAATCGTCAAGGTTGACAACGCAACGGCCAGCGTCCCATCGGAGGTCGCGAGGACTGTCCGCAGAGACTCAATCGCTGCTGCACGCAACGAGTCACGCGCCGCTGCCTCGTCAGCTGCCGCGTCGGCCTCGGCAATAGAAAGCGCGCTAGTGGCTTCGGTGCGAATGCTCATCTCATACTCCTTGTCGGACCGCTTGCCTCAGGCCATCCAGAAGGTCGTCAGCCGAGCTTCGATCATTGATGTTCGGGAGGACAATGTCCCCTTGGAACTCATACCGAGATGAGGACTCGCTGTAGCTGTTCCCTCCGGTGGGTCCGGCTCCCACGAGAGCTGCCGCGTCCCGAGCCGGACCTATCGCTGCCCCAGCGGTCGCGCTCGACGCTCTCTCCACGTCTCGTGCCATTGACTCCATACCAAGCCGGAAGCCTTCAAACGTCTCAGAGCCTATCTTCATGAACACCTTAGATGGAGAGCTCATCCCAAGCATGCCCATGGCTCCGTCAATGACACTTCCTACGGCATCGCCAACGGCAGACACCGCGCTACCAACCATGTCTCCAATCCCGTCAATGAGTCCTTGGAGCAGGTCCTTGCCGGCATCGTACAGCCAAGTCCCGATGCCGGACAGGCCGTCCATTATGCTGTCCTTGACCCCAGTGACTGTATCAACAACGCTATCAATCGCATCAGTCACTGACTCCTTGATGGAGTCCCAAGTATCACTCAGGAAGTCCTTGATGGAGTTCCAAGCGGACTCCCATCCGCTCTTGATAGAGTCGAGTCCTCCGCTGATAGTGTCCTTGACCCAATCCCAAGCAGCAGTGAGAGCCGCCTTGATCCCATCCCAGATTGAGCTGAAGAACATCTTGATACGGGTCCAAGCAGCATCCCAGATTGCGGAGATGACCGCCATCGCCGCTCCGATAGCTGTCTCAAGAGCAGTCCAGGCAGTCTTAGCAATGAGGATGATGGTATCAAGTATCTGGCTGAAGATTGCGGAGATAGCATTCCAGATACCTCCGAAGATACCCTTGATGCCTTCCCAGACCCGCGACCAGTCGCCGGTGAATGCTCCCGCAAAGACGTCAAAGATGCCCTTGATGATCCGCAAGACAGCGTCAATAACCTGCTTGATGTTCTCCCAAGTATTACTGAAGAACTCAGAGATGAACCCAAGGAAGTTCTGAGCTGCGGAGATGATGTGCTCTCCAAACCGCGCCCAGAGGTCTTGAACGAAGTCCCTGAAGAATATGAACACAGCCGTGATAGCATCAACCGCTGCCCGGAACACCTCCTGTATCTGAGTCCAAACGGTCATGATGTACGGGAGAGCTTCTGCCTGGAACCAAGCAACCACTGCCGCGACCGCTACCTTGATCCCTTCCCAGACCGCCATCACGATGTCTCTGAACTTCTGACTGTTCTCCCAGAGATACTTGATGCCAAGAGCAAGAGCCGCAATAGCCGCAATGACCGCAACGATGGGGAGGACGATGGGGAGGATTGTCCCGATCAAGACTCCGAAGCCGGCAATCATCGCTGGCAGGAACCCAAGTATCAGGAACAGCGCACCTCCGAGCGCGAGGAGTCCTGCCGTCACCGCCGCTCCGATGGCAACGAACTTCATGGTGTTATCAGAGAGCCCACCAAACCAACTCACGACCTTGGAGACGGCATCAGCAATCACCTCAAAGGCAGGCGTCAGCTGTTCGCCAATCGCGATGAGCGCACCTTCCGAAGCGCTCTTGAGCTCGGTCATAGCTCCATTGAGCCCTTCCAACTGACGGTCCGCCATCCTCTTGGCAGTCCCGCCGGAGTCCTCCATTGCAGTGGTGAGTTCGCCCAGTGCACCGGCTCCCTGGCTCGTCAAAGCCATCATGCCTGGACCGGCTCGCTGGCCGAAGATTTGCATTGCATCGGCCGTGCTGAGTCCAGCGTCCTCAAAGTTCCCGACAATGTCCGTCATACTCAGCAGGTTGCCTTCTGAGTCATGAGTCTTGACGCCCAAGCGTTCAATCGCTCCAGCAGCCTTGTCGGTTGGGTTCTCCAGACGAGAGATGATCCCGCGCAGCGTAGTGCCGGCCATCCCTCCCTGGATACCTGCGTCAGATAGCTTGCCGATTGAAGCAGTGGCCTCCTCAAAGGAGATACCTGAGGCCTGTGCAACCGGAGCGACCATCTTCATGGCCTCGCCAAGCTGCGTTACGTCGGTGTTGGCCTTCGATGAACCGGCCGCAAGGACGTCATTCACGCGACCGATGTCCTCGGCTTCCATCCCATAACCGGAGAGGACGTTGGAGGCAATGTCAGCTGCCGCCGCTAGCTCCAGTTGACCTGCTGCCGCGAGCTGGAGCGTCCCAGGCATCGCTGCCAGCATCTCATCCGTATCAAAGCCGGCCATGGCAAGGAAGGACATGCCCTCTGCAGCTTCGCTCGCGCTGAATGCCGTTGTCCGACCCAGGTCCTTCGCGAGGTCCGATAGCCCATTGAAGCTCTCGCCAGTCGCTCCGGACACCGCGCCCACACGGTTCATCGACTGCTCAAATCCACCTGCAGTCTTCACCGCGAGTCCAAGACCTGCCCCAATGGCGACAGCACCGCCCATCATCGCAGCACCGCCCTTCTTGAGGGCTGGGCCTGCGGCTTTGAGCTTCCCTTGGAAGGTGTCTGCCTCGCGTGAGGCGTCCTTGAGTCCTCTGATGGCGCCAGAGGCATCAAGGTCGATGTTCCCTCTCGCGCTCCCGAGATTGTACTCAGCCAATCGGACTCACCGCCTTATGTCTTCTTGAACTTTGCTGCCGGGTCCGCAAACGCCAGTTCCGGCTTCCCTTGGAGTATCGCTTTGAGCTTCGCTTCCCTTCGCTTGTTCGTTGCCGCTTGTTTCTTGGCCGCCGGGACCTTGTCTAGCTCTGAGATGATCCATTCTCCGAACGTCCAGACCGCGTTATCCAGGCAATATGCTGCCCACCCGTCTTGGACGTCAAGGAGCTCACTTGGCCGGACCGTCCACGCCTTCGCTTGGCTGTACAGTGTCCATAGCTTGCTTCTGTCGTTGAAGATACTCCTCAAGGTCTTTGGTCCCACCGACCGCAAACTGAAAGATGAATACCTTGTCCTCAAAGTCAACATCGTCCGCATACAGCGTCTCGTCGTCTCGGTCCTCTGCCTTCTTGGGAGACATCACGACCTTCGGCTCGACCACGACCTCAACGAGGACCTTGTCGAACAACTCAAATGTCGTCAACAAGGACTCTTCATCCTTGATGAAATCGGCTGGGTCAAAGTCCTTCTGCTTCCCCGAGATCATCTTCTGAACCATCGCCATCATTGGGTCTGGAATGATACCGATATGAAGGAAGTGATGGATGCCGGGATTGCGGACAAGCGCGACATTGCCGGAAGGCAACTTGAGTTCTGCTGCCTTCTTGGCCTTCCATTCTCTTGAGCTAGTAACCATGCTGGTCTCCTTGGACTCCGATGGGTTGTGCTATCAGACAGGCACGACGATGTCCGTCACAGCCTCATTCCAGACAAGGTCATACAGCGCGTCCGCGTTGTTCGGATCAGGTAGCGCGCGACCGCCGCCAGCAGTGAGCAAGAACTCCCCATCGGTCATCTCGCCTTCAAGGTCGTCCGTTGCTCGTGCACGATAGATGACAACGTGGAAGTCACCGCCGCTATCTGAGATGGCCTGTCCCTCCAAGAGGAAGTACGGCCTCACATCCGTGCCGACCTTCGCGAAGGTCTTGACCGTGTCTGGAGCGGTGCCCGTCTCGGTGACAGTTCCGCCTCCGATAGCGGCCCAAGCGTCGAGTGAGATACCCCCACTCTCAAGTGACCAGGTAACTTCCGGACCCATCCCACGAACGGCAATGAGCTGGTCGTCACCTCGCAGGTCGCTGAACTCCTCCGCTTCCGCGAAGCTGAGCGTGCGAGCATTTGGGAGGTCAATCATGGTCCCGTATGCTCCGGTGGCGTCGATGGGAGTGATCTTGATGTCCCGAACGCCATATGGAAGTGCGTCAGTTGGCATTGTTACTCTCCTTGCGTCGCGGTTCCTTGAACCTCTGAGTGTCGATGAGCTTCCCGTTGCTCACATCAAAGTGATGGAGGACAACTGCTTCCCTCCCGGCACCGCAGAACCGAGAGTTGCAACGGACCTCCATGACTCCAGGCCTCACGAGGATGCCGTGAAGCTTGTTGTCACAACGGAGCTCATCATTGGTCATTCCTTGCCGTTGCTCGTCTCGGTCACGACCGGGTTCACATTGCCGCGAGTGCCGACACGAGCGCGGTTGGTCTGCTCGGATGGACTCCGAGCGAGACGCTGAGCATACACAGAGTCCTTGCTGCCCTCAATCTCAAATCGGTCGTCCTTCGCCGCGAGGTGTTCCGCAGCTTCGTTGGTGACCTCCTGCGTGTCGCCATATCCGTGCCAAACCACTTCCTTGGAGGAGACGTTGATGGCCTTCCAGTCCTGCTCGCGGATGCGAGCAATACCTGCTGTGCCCCGATATGTTGCCTGCTTCATGCGTAGCTCCTCTCTGTGAGCCGATAGCTTGCGTTACGGGTGATAGTGTCGAGTTGGTCATCCGAGAGGTCGCCTGACATACCCTGCCACTCTACGGCAACCGCTCCTGCCTCACTGACCGGAGCGTCGAGAGCCACTCTAACGGCCGCGAGCACTTCATCGATACGGAGGTAGCTTCCTGGGTCGTCGTGGGCCCATACGGCACACTCGCCCTCACGAGCGGCACGTCCCGCTCGGCTCTCGTCCGGTCCGAACCGGAGGACAAGGAAGGGAACTGCTCCGGGATGGCCCGTCATGGCGCCTGCCCCATAGATGCGCGCTGCCGGGACAAGGTCCGTCACGTCAGTCTCCGCGAGGAGTCGAGCATAGACAAACGTGCGCCAATCCATCATTTCATCTTCCTCAACAGGTCCTTGGCTCCTGCCATGACCTCTCGTCCCTTGGTCCGGATGGTGGGGAGGATGATTGCATATGCTCCACTGTTCCTGACCTCTAGCCAGATGCCGTATGGCATCCTATGGAACAGGATGATGGAGTGAGTAGTAGGTCCGTGCTCGGTTGCGGTGTTGAGCCCTTGACGAGCGTTCCCGGTCCGGTCAGTCCAGGGAGCATTGTTCCTTGCTTCCTTACGGACCTCCCCAGACCAATACTCCGTGAAGGCATACATCGCAGCACCAAACTTCACCGGAGCTTTGTCCAAGTTATTGAACAGGCTTTGGTCGGTCCACGAGATACCAGAGGAGACGCTAGCCACGATACTCAACCTCAGCTGCAGTCCGTCCATAACGGTCGCTGCTGACGAAGATGACCTGGAAGTGACGTCCGTCAACTTCAAAGTCATCGCCCTCCATGACATCCGCGCCAGGCTCGCCTACGATGCGGAAGGAGTCCGGGACTTGAGTCCCTTGTTCGGTAGTGATGAGACGGATACCAGCCATTGACGCACGGTCCATCCGGAACGTCTGAGCTGCGAGGGCAGTCGGTACTGCTGGCTTGAACCCTCCTGCCCCATCGGACTCAAGAGCCGAGCGCGTGAGAGTGATGACCACCGGGTCAGACTCAATCCATGCAGTCGTGTTCGCTTGATGGACCTCAATCTCAACGTCGGTCACCATCTCAGGTCCTTACAATCTTGTGGACGCGCGTAGCTCTCGCCGTGATTGCCACGTCCTCGCCCGCAACTGTCGCCCA